TAGAACATTACAAAAAAGTCAGCTCGTTCTTCCAAAATATGCCAAAAATTGAGCACGTTGTTGAATACGAAAATAGTAACGGTAAAAAGAAGAAAGCAGTATTTAGGAATCTAAACGATTTTTTTATGTTGGGCTGAGTTATCTCGACCTTTATTCTCATTATAAACTTACGTTTAATTTGACTCAGTATCACCCAATTACGATTCCTGAAATAGAGAATATGATACCTTTCGAAAGAGAGGTATGGATCGATCTGATCAAAGAGAAGATCGAAAAGAAAAAGAATAAAGATAAAGTAGAAATAGGCGAACAATTTTAATGGCACTCTTTAGCGCAGCAAAAAAACTTCTCAAGAAGGCAGCTGAAAAATCTGCTAAGAAGGCAGAAGAAGCGCGTAAAATAGCAAAAGCAAAGAAGCAAACTGCTGTCAAAAAGAAACAAGACGCAAATGTAAAATCTTCTCGCACTAAAAAACCAGCTGAAAGAAGTAAGGCTGAAGTCAAAGCGAGGAACGCAAGAGCAAAAGCACTACGACAAAAACGTGAAGCAAAACGTATAGCAAAGAATCAAAAGGTCGCAGCTGGTACAAAGGGATTTAAAGGTAAACTTGCTGGAGCTTTAGGAGCTGGTGGTATCGGTGGACTTATCGGTTCGATGTTTGGTGGAGGAAGTGATGAGCCAGATGCTCTTGCTCCAGGAGGTGCTGAATATTTAGCTGATGATGGAGCGCGCGCATCGCCTGCACAAATGCTAGAAGATAAACCAATCGATTTGTCATGGATGCCGATGGCCATGGCAGTATCGATACCTCAACTCGATACAGATGAACAAATACGTGGAGCTACTGAAGCAAGTATTGTCGTAACAGAAGACATTATGCTTGATGAAGAAGGTGGTTATCCATTCATCGAATCTGGTACTATGCTACCTACTCGTATTGCTCAAATAGGTAAACTCTTTCAAATTGTTGATGGCTTACGTAATCAAGTCGGTGATCTGAACAAACAGTTGGTAGTCACTAATAGCTCTTTGGGTGTTATTAAAGGTGCATTGAAGGATGCTATTGATCAAAATGCTGCGACTAATAGGGCTAACGAGAGACGTCGTGATGAAGCAGATATCGAAGGCGGCAAAATAAAAGGTGCTGCGCTTGCGGTAGGTGGCTTAGCAGCTGGTTATGTTACTGCAAAAGCAATGGGATTCTTTGCACGTGCAATGAATATCGCGACAATGGGTGCCATTGCAATGTTTGCAGATGATGTTGCTGCGATGGTGACTGATGATGAACCCGAACCAGAGATTGAAGAAGACACAGGAGCACTCGATCCTGATAAAGATTATGCCGACTCATTAGAGACTGCACAAGAAGGTGAGTATCTCACTCCTGATCAAATGAGAGAGCTCGGTCTTGATGCACCTGAAAATGATGGTGTTACTGAAGATGAAGCAGTAGAAGAAACAGACATCGATATTGAAGAAGAAGCCAGCTTAATCGAACAAACTATAGCTGCGATGGAAGAAGGACCGACTGGAACTCTTGTAACAGCGGCCGAAGTTGCAAGTCTTGGAGCGATGACAGCAACTGGTGTGAGTATGGCGGCTGGAGCATTGGGTGCTACAGGAGTTGCGGCAGCGAGTGCTGCGACGGCAGCAGCATTGGCTCCAGTTGCATTAGTAGGAGGTGCCTTGGCTGGTGGTATGATCGTTGGTACATTAATAGCTGATAATACAGAGATAGACGAAGCTCTCGGTGAAGCTGTCTTTGGTGGTGGTGATGTGAACCTTGAAGATGTCGAAGCCACTTCTGAAGAGGAAATGGCAGAAAAATACAATGGCATGAACGATGTAGAAATGATAGGTGATCTTCTTGGTGAAGGTTTATTCGATGTTGCTGAATCAGAATCAGATATTAAAGCTGCTTTTAAAGATATGCGTCAAAGTGAATACAATGATCTCGATAATAGATATGAAGAAGAATATGATACACCATTATCATCAGCTATCTTCTCTGCCGTAGGTACGGAAGGTCTGCAAGATATTTTGGATATGATTTATGCGAATGAAGTTGCTGATAGGAAGCAAAAAGAAAAAGATCATGCTCCGAAGGAAGAACCTGTCAAGTCTCTTAACGAACATATCGATGAAGCTGTACTCGAAGATATTTTCGAAGACGAAGAACAGATCAAACACTATACTCAAGAAGCAGCAAACATTCGGGCAGATCTGCAAGCTGGGGTAATCAGCGCAGCCGAAGCATTAAATAAATTGCAAGCCCTTGATATGGCTGATCCAACAGATATCGTAAAAGACGGTGTTGCCTCTATCGAATTACCTCAAGTAGGAGAAGTAATACCAATCAGTGATCTACTCGAAAAAGTTCCAGTTGAGGTGAGAGGCGATGTTGAAGATGTGATCGCTGAGAAGATAGAAACACCAATCAATAATACGATTGATGGTATCAATGATAAAGTAGATACAGTCGTTGATGAGACTATTGATGAGATAATGAAAACAACTATATTACCTATTATCAAGAATGTTGGCCAAACAAAAGTAAGAGATATACCGGGTGGTACTCAGATGAAATCACGTCTAGAATCTGCTGGTCCTACATACATGTCTACAGATCCATTCCTTTCTAACAAAAATCAGACATAAAAAAGGGTCGTAGACCCGCGCGCTTTTGAAGACCTACGTTTAAAGGCCCGCGCGCTTTTGAAGATCTACGACCCTAAGCTTCCCAAGCTATTAATCGTTAGCTAACTTCCTAAAGAAATCTAGCGACTCGTCATCATCATCAAATGACGTAGTTGTTTCTGCTGCAGGTTCTGCTGTAGCTGCTGGAGGTGTCCATGCTGGTTCAACAGGAGCTGCCGCAGGTGATGCATTAGGTACATCTTCTGCTACACTATCAGGTTGCAATCCACCAAGTACACGCATCAACTTTTGTTGAAGCTCTTCGTACGACTTAAAGTTCTTCTGATCGAGGAACTCGGCAAGTCCATGTTCCTGTTTCCAAATGGTTTCAAGTTCGCTGTCATCGTTAGATAGAGCAGACGGAGAGTCGAATGCTGACTTGTCGTAGTTACGATAACCTTCTACCTTACGAATGCGCAGGCGGAAGTTGGCACCTTCCCACATATCAAATGGGTTGACTGCATCCTCGTCTTCAAAAGCGGGGTGCATTACATCATTGATCTTATCAAAGATTTTCTTACCATACTCATAGAGGAAGACTTTGCCTTCGTTCTGAGGATTGGCAGGATCAGAGACGACCAAGATATTAGACACATAGTGAAGACGTCGCTTCTGCTTACGTGCAATCTCTTTGTCTGATTCAAGACCAGAGTTCCACAACTTAGAGTTATATTCACCGACAGGATCGTCGAGACCAATAGAAGTCAATGACTTCTCGATATACCAACCACCAGGGCCTTGGAAGCCATGGTCCCAATATCGAACGAAAGGCACATCTTCACCTGAGGGTGCAGGCAAGAATCGAATAATGGCAGAACCATTACCTGCTGTATCGACTGTGGGTTTCCAAAAGCGTTCGTCTGGACCGTTGCTTTGTGATTGATTGCCCGCTACTTTTTCTGCGGCTGCTGTAAGTTTGTCGAATGACGACTTACGGTTTGATTTTAGACTTGCAAAATCCATATGTATTTCCTTGTATGCAATGTATTAACAGTTTATTCACAATATTCATAATATAACAAGTATATTCTACTATAAAAGAGAGGAGTTGTAAACCCCCCTCCCCCTTATTTATATCACTTTTCAGTGACGAACTCATAAAGCTCACTTGCTTTCGACTTAATGTCGCTGGGTTGTGGTATCTTTGGTAAGAAAGACTTCACATTATCTAGTTGTTCTTCAAGCTTTCTCATTGCTGAGATATCACCAGTATCTCGAATCTTAGCAATCGTATTTTCGAGTTCTATATGTAAATGCCAAAAAGCACCATTCATTTGATCGTAGCGATTCATTTCGAGGTCACGTGCCATTTCTAGCACTTTAAAACGTAGTTCATAAGGATTGGACATAATATGTCTCCTGTGTTGTGTGTGTTAGATGATGTTTTTAATCACATCGTTGTATTTCTCTTTATCGTAAGAGATAAACGAGCCGTATTTAATCAGCTTATCACGTATCTTCGGCCACAAGATAGTGTCTGATATGTTACCATCCCAATAATGGAACATATTACATGTACCGTCGAGAATAATCATAGTTTCAGCCATGATTTCCTTACGGTTAAACATATTCAGTATCTTGGGATAGTCGCCAGATCTCACAGTGAAAGCCTCATCGAGACTATCAAACAGTGATAGATCCTTCTTAAACAGATATTCTAACGACTGATGGCGTTTCAGTGTCTCTTTATATCTGTCTATGCATTCTTGTTCTAAGAGTTGTCCTGCCCACAAGTCTGGATTTTCCAAAAAATTGGAGGCGAGGTACAACTCGAGATTCTCTTTCTTAGAGAGCTTGTGAAAAAAGAAACGGTCTTGCCTGAGGTCAAACTTATCCTTGCGTGCATTCGTCTTGCCATGATATTTAAAATAATCATATGATGGCTGAGAGAAATGCAATTTAATCGCAAGGTACTTCTGATATGCATCAAAAGGTTCAATCATATAGGTAAACGTGCAGTCTTCTGTAAAAAGTTCAGTTCTTCGGCTTCTTCTTGGATCTTGGCTTTGAGCACTAGATTCTTTCGAATATACTGCGCCACAGCCTCAATCTCAATTTCGTTTCTTTCGCAATAATGTAAAATGGCATCCATATAATCGATCGAATCTTTCTCACGTAGCTTCTCTATTTCGAATAGAAAAGACTGAGCACCGAATTCCTTCGGCGCGTCGTCGATTACTTTTGCC